ATTTATGTGTATTTAATTTGCATTAAATCATTTATTATGATACTAATAACAAATAACCTATAGGTAAAAACATATGGATAATGATAATAAAATAGTCAAGTATAAAGGCATGATTAGAAAAGCATGCATAAGTACTTTAGCTTGGTTAGAAAACAATCCTAATCCTACTCAAGAAAAAGCACAAGAGTTATTAGAGTATAGGGGCAGAATAAGAGAAGCTATCCTTAATTACTTTGATAATATCAAGGATTGGGAAAAACATACAACAACATTACCTTTAAATGAAACTAAATTACTTGAGCAAAAAGAATGGCTTGAGAAACAACATGGTGTTGTTAATGATGAGTTCATTGAGGGTAGTGGTAGTTAATTGCGTGAATTAATATCTATTATAGTATGGCTTACTATCTTACTATTAATAGTAAAGTTTGTATTCAAGAAAAGAATTAATGGGGATTTGTGGGTATATATAATCCCCATTATTTGTATTATACTTATGGTTTCATCTTGGATAGTAATAGCAATAAATAGTTAGGAAATATAATGCCATTAAAGTTAAAGAAAAAAATAGTAAAGATAGAAGAGTTTGAGAATTGGTTGGAAGATTGTCCAGTACCATATGAACAAACTTGTAATGGACTAAATACAACAGAATACTATTCATTTAATCTAATAGATGTTGATATGTCACATTTAGATAAGGAAGACAATGAAGATTAAACAATTAGAAAAAAAAATAGGCACACTATCTAACCCAAGTAAGATGCCCTCGTATGCTTGGGGTATACCAATACAATATTGTGTGACAGGAAGTAAGTTAGCAGAACAAGAAGGAACTATCTGTAATAAATGTTATGCGGGCAAAGGTTGTTATGTATTTCCTGTTGTCAAAGCTATGTATGAAAAGAGATACCAAGCTATTGAACTACCAGAATGGGTAGATTATATGGCAGAATTACTGACACAAAAGTACAAAAGGCTAGATAAATCAAGGCTTTTTCACCGTTGGTTTGACTCTGGTGATGTGCAATCTTACTTACATTTGATGAAGATATTTGAAGTGTGTGAACTCACACCACATATAAAATACTGGTTAGCTACTAGAGAATATAAAATAGTAGACCAGATTAAAGAAGAAGATGTGCCAAAGAATTTATGTTTGCGTGTATCAGCAATCAAAGTAGATAGCCCACCACCTAAAAATATTTTAAAGTGGACATCTACTGTGCATAAAAATAAAAAACCAATAGGTTATGTATGTCCTGCACCTAAACAGAATGGTGAGTGTAAAGATTGCCGTGCCTGTTGGAGTCGTTCAGTTAAACAAGTAAGTTATAAGGAGCATTGATGAAATATAAAATAAAGGTGACAAAGAAAGATATAAGAGATGGAAAACCTAAAAATCATAATAGTTGCCCAATTTCTCTTTCTTTAAAAAGAAAATTTAAAACTAAAGATGTTTATACAGATATTGGTTTTGAAGGTGTATGGATGGTAGCAAATAATATTAGATACTTAGTAATCAATAAACATCTAGATAAAGTTGCAAACTTTATAAATAAGTTTGATCATTACTTTGATGATGAAGAATATCACATATATGATGCTAGAGTACTCAAGCCAATCTCGTTTGAAATAATACAGGAGAACGAATGATAACATATACATTTACAGTACCAGGTGGACAACCTGAAAAAAAGATTGAAGCAATGAGTTTAAAGAAAGCCACTAGAAAATTTCAAGGTGGTGACGCAGAAGAAGTAACAATAGAATGGACAAGTCGTAAAGGAAATCCAAGTAGTAAGGTAGTTAAACTACCACATAAATCTAGATCAGAAAGAAAAGGAAGACTATGATAAAAAGAATACATGTCAATCAACACCATATAAAACACAATGCTAAACATGGTGATAATAAACCTGTCATTACTGTGAAGACATCAAAGTCTAATACATATGGGCATGAAGTTATTATACATGGGTTAAGTAAAGTTATCTATAGACCAAATAAACCATTAAGTTGTGGTGCTAAAGTATGGATTGAAACGGAGGCAGATGTTGAAGTTAAGTAGTATAATAATATTATTGTTACTTGTGTCTTGCAAGACAGCAGATATAGACCCAACAACAGCAATACTTAAACATATAATAACCAATGGAAATAAATAATGCATAAATATAATAAAGCTACTACTAAATATAAAGATGTACCAATGGAAGATAAAATATTTTCTTATCTTGATAAACAAGATACTAATAATGCAGAAACATTAGGTATGTTGTTGGCACATTTAAGCATGCCTACCATGTGTTGTAGTTGGGTTAGTGAAGAACACTTTAATAATCTATTAGAAGAATACAAAATAGATATAACACCTTATGTTAAAGATGATGAGAGAATTACTACCTCTATTAAATCTGATATAGCAGATAGGATGTTTAATCTTGTGAGCAATGGTAAGTATAAGAAAAGAAATTTAATTAAAGCATTGCGAGAACTCTTCCCAGATGTTAATGCTGGAGTGATACATAGATTAATTAAAAAAAATTTATCCTTAAGAATATTAGAGATAGACAGAACATATAAAACAAAACCATATGTTATTAAAGGAAAATATTTTATAAAATAACTTGCATTAAAATCAAAAGTATGGTATAGGAATATAATGAAAAAATATAAAGTTCGTCTTGTTGGCATGGGAATAGAAGCAGTAGGAATAATTCCATTTGAAAATGAACCAACGATTGAAGAAGTAGAAAACTCAACAGCATTGTATTTAAATGAAAACTTAATGAAGGTAGAACAAGATGGTAACTTCTATGCTAAAGATAGATACATGCTAACCTATGAGGAAATTAATGGCTAATAAAACATATACATTTAAAATTGAATGTTATCAAACAGATACTGATACTAGTTGCATTAAGTTAAATGGCAAGGAAGTAGATGACCAGTTAGAGAGAATACTATGGGAAATTTTAGATATGCATAGACATAATTTAGTTAATTATCCAGAAGAAAAACCTACAATTGAGGGTGCATTTTCTGAAATAGCAGAAGAATATTATAAATTAAAATTTGGGGAAGATAAGTAATGAATTACAAACAACAGTTAGAAGTAGTACAAGGATTGTTTGTTCCACCTGATACAACTATCAGAATGGATTGCCCATTTTGTAATAATAAAAATACACTATCAGTTGATACAACTAGTAACAACATTGGCTGGTATTGTTTTCATACATCTTGTAGTGCCAAAGGAAAACATCAAGGAGAAAAAGATATGAACTATGTTAATAATACATTTAAAAAAAAAGAAGAAAATTTAAATACAGAATTCTATGTGCCTGATAGCTTTAAGATACTAGATTCAAATGATAAAGCTAGACAGTATATCCATAAAAATAATTGTTGGGAAGCATGGGCATGGGGGAGAGCAGATATTAAGTATGATGTTAAACAAGACAGAGTTGTATTTATGATTAGGCATGAACAGAAAGAACATGAGTTTGTAGGTGCAGTAGGTAGAGCATTAAGTTCAGCAACCTATCCTAAATGGTACATGTATGGGAATAAAGATACACCTTTTAAATGTGGATTGCATAAACACAACGAGGCAGTTATCGTAGAAGATTGTGCTTCAGCTTGTGCAGTATCTAATATACTTACAGGTGTGGCTATACTTGGTACATCATTGAAGCAATCTCATAAACAATACTTAAAATCCTATGATAAAATATATGTAGCACTAGATAGGGATGCAACAACAAAATCATTTGATGTTGCTAACGAATTAAAATCCTATGGCTTACAAAACGTACATGTTAAAGCATTGAAAGATGATTTAAAATATTTTAGTACAGAAGAAATAAAGGAGATGTTTTATGAATGATAAATTAATAAAAAAAATAATATATGAGTGGAATAATAGTTGGTCTGAAGATATCTATGAATCTAATAAATCTACATGGAAACCAGAAGATGACAAAAAAATTGAAGCTATTACTACAATATTAGAAACATATAAAAAATTAAAAAAAAGAGTACAAGAAGCTGAAGGTGAAGTAACTATTATAAGGGGCATAGGTATGAATAGCCCTGAGTTTCGGTCTTTAAAAAAAGAGAACGAAGAATTAAAAGATGATAATAAAAAATTAGCACAGCAAATACAGGACAAGAATAACCTTGTAGGGAGATTAAGAGATAAGGGATTAATATGATAGAGAAACAAATAATAAAATTACTATTAGGTAAAAAGTTTTATACAAAATATAAAGGTCAGATATCTCGTAATGTATTTCAAGGTAGCTTTGGTTCTTTATTTGATACTGTTCAAAAGGCTCATGAAAAATATGATGCTGATATAAAAATTGATGAACTCTATGCACTACATACAACAATGTTTAATCCTGCCTTAACAAGGGCAGCGAGGGAGCAGTTCAGTGAATTAATTGAGGACATAAAGGAAGTACAACAACCATCAAAAGAAATAGCAGATGACATTGTAAAGATATTAGTTGAAAGAGATGTGGCTCAGAAGATTGCAATAGAAGCTACTGAAATATTTAATGGTAGACCAGCAGACTTTAATACTATTGTTT